CAGACACTGGAGAAATTATTACAGCAAATAGTTATAATGCAAATGATTTTAAGCATAATGTTTCTTCTTATAATGCATCAAGATTAACTGATTTTATTGATATTCGTCCAAGAGTTGCTCCATACTCAGGATCTTCAAAATCACCATTTGAATTTGATTCAAGAAATTTTGCAAGTGATGGACAATATTCAAAATATATTCTTGCTCCTGGAGAAAATTTAATTCTGAATTATTCTTATTATGTTGGAAGAATTGATAGAGTATTTTTAAATAGTGACGGAACATTTGAGACTGTTCAGGGCAATCCATCAACAAATCCACTTCCGCCACCATTTAAGAGTAACTCTTTAGATATTGCTACAGTTTTTATTCCTCCATATGTTTATAATGTAAAAAATATAAACGTTGATATGTCTCAACATAAGAGATATAGAATGTCAGATATTGCTTTACTTGAGAATAGAATTCAAAGAGTTGAAAAGTTTACTACACTTTCAATGTTGGAAAGTAAAACTGAAAACTTTAACATTAAAGATGCAGAAACTGGTCTTGATAGATTTAAGTGTGGTTTCTTTGTAGATAATTTTAGTTCTCACGAATATCACGATTTACAAAATTCTGCATTTAAGTCTTGTATTGATACAAGTACAAATACCTTAAGACCACTACATTATACAACTTGTTTAGACCTGCAACTTGGATCTGAATCAATTAGTGGAGTTGGTCAGACATATAATCCAAACGTAGATCAAAGTTATGTTTCTGATTTAGGATCTCCAAACATTAGAAAAACAGGAGATCTTCTTACACTGAACTATAATGAAGTTCTTTATTTTGAACAACTTTATGCAACTAAAACTGAAAGTGTAACTCCTTTCTTAGTCAGATACTGGACGGGATCTATTACTCTCAATCCACCAATAGATAGTTGGATTGATGAGAAAGCAGTTACATCTACAAGTTATAACGAAATTACGAATAGAGTAGAAAGAGCAGATCAAAATATAACAGTAACTAATAATGTAACTGTTAACAACCAAGTCTTTATCAATAATCCACCAAATCCACAAACAGGTATTGGTGCGTTTGATTGGATTACTAATGCCAGAACTTTATTAGCTCCACATAAACAAAATATTATTCAAGGTTTTTGGACTTTTGGATTTGGTGGTTTAATTGGAGTTACTGATAATATTACTGGAAACGCTAGTACTTCATCAGGAAATGCAGGTGCCTTTGGGCAAAGTGGTATTTTAAATGGTAATACAATTCATCTTGAAGTTTGGAAAAGTAACCTTACAACCGCAGGAGAATCTTTAATTAAACAGTTATTGCCTGCAGACGTTGCTAATCAATACATTACTGCTATTAAAGGAAGTAGTAATACTAATAGATATTTAATTGATTTTACGCCCGGATCTGCGCCACAAATAACTACATCTTCTGATGTTACAACAACTACATCATCTACGACAAACACAAATACAATAATTGTTCCTCCAGAAATTATAACCACCGATACAACTTCAGAATCAATTTCCAACTATACCGAAGAAGTTAGATACTTAAGAAGTAGAAATATTGAATTTGATGTTAAAGGTTTAAGACCTCGTACTAGATTCTATAGTTTCTTCCAAGGAATTGATGTTAAAGATTATATTGTTCCCAAACTACTTGAAATTGAAATGATTTCTGGTAAGTTTGAGATTGGAGAGACTGTTGAAAGTGATCCTCATTTTCCAACACATAAAATTAGATTTAGGTTATGCAAACCAAATCATTTAACTGGACCTTTTGATGGGTCTAATCCACCATCCATAACCAATCCAGTTCCTATTATAGATTTGACGACTGGACAAGTATTACCACAAAATGCTTCTACACTCCCAAAACCAGATGTTTTAAAATTAAATCCTTATAACCAACAATCAGTTTCTGAAACCTATAGCGAATCTTCCACATTTTTAAATGTTGATACAAGAGCATTGGAACTACCATCAGAAGTGGAATTTTATGGACAAATAGCGCCAAATATGAAATTAATTGGTAAAACTTCAGGTGCTGTTGCACGGATAAGCAATATTCGGTTACTTTCCAACAATAGTGGAAGACTTATTGGATCGCTGTTTATACCAGATCCAAATGTTCCTGGAAATCCACAATGGGTAAATGGAAGAAATACATTTACGGTAATTGATACTCCTAATTTACAAGATCTTGGAAGAACCTATCAGGAATTTATATCCAATACAAGAGTTAATGAAAGTTCTGCCCAAGAAGATTTTTCATCATCTGCAATAGCAAATGTTACTGATACCAGTATTCTTACTACAAGAAATATTACCATTTTGAGTAGTTTTAATCAAACTACTAATACAATTACAAATACAACTACAAACACAACAACTACAACAAATACAACAGTCGCACAAAATCAAGTCAATCAATGGGAAACACATGATCCTCTTGCACAGTCCTTCTACATCCGTGATAATACTGGGGTATTTTTAACTTCAGTTGAAGTATTTTTTGAAACTAAAGATGATACTATTCCAGTAACTCTTCAGTTAAGACCTATGGTTGCTGGTGTACCAAGCAACATGGTTATTCCTTTCTCTGAAGTTACTTTATCACCAGATGAAGTAAATCTTTCTGCTGATGGATCAATTCCTACAAGATTTGTATTCCCATCTCCAGTATATCTTCCAGGTCCACAGCAACTTGAAGTTCGTAATGCTCCTGTTGGAAGTCAGCAAACGTCTGAATTTTCAATTGTTCTTCTTTCTGGAAGTCCGCAATATAGAGTCTTTATTTCTGAACTTGGATTTAATGATATTCAAACCGGAATAAAAATATCAGCACAACCAACTCTTGGAAGTCTGTTCAAATCACAAAATGGTTCAACTTGGTCTCCTTCACAACTTGAAGATTTGAAGTATAAAATTTATAGAGCAGACTTTGTTCCAGAAGGTCTTGTTAGATTCTTTAATCCAAAACTCTCTTTAGGAAACAAAAAAGTAACTGTGACTGGAAGTAATCAATTATTACCTCTTTCCAAGAGAATAACAGTTGGATTGGGATCTACCGGATATAATACTGCTGGTATAACTCAAGGTATTACAATTAAGCAAGGGTCTGCAACCGGCAAACTCATTGGAATTGCGGGAAGTATTACTTCTATTAGTATTGCAAACACTGGTATTGGATATTCTACAGGAACATTTACTGGAGTTTCGTTAGAAAGTGAAACGGGAGTTGGTTTTGGTGCTCAAGCAACGATTCAAACTGCAAATACGGGTATTACGACAGTAACTATTACCAATGGTGGTTTTGGATACGTTCAAGGAGATTCTTTGATTATTCCAGAAAAAGAATATGGACTTAATGTTGGATTTGGTGGAAAACTCACAGTTACTAATATTTCAACAATATCAAATGCATTTATTTTAGATAATGTTCAAGGAAACTTTAGTGTTGGAATTACATCACTGACTTATGTAAATTCCATTGGAAGTGTAGTTTCTACTGGTGCTACAATTGGAACAATTATTCCTGATCCATATTATGATGGATTGCATATGAAGATTAGTCAAATGAATCATTGTATGCATTCCACCGAAAATTATGTAAAAATTAGTGAAATGAGACCTCCAAAGGATGGAGTTAATTCAAGACTTTCTCAAGCAGTTACAAGTAGTGCATTATTAATTCCGGTAATTTCCTCTACAGGATTTGAAACTTTTGAAGGGATTGCAGTGAGTGCTTCAAATCCAGGATATGCAATTATTGGTTATGAAGTTATTAAATACACTGATGCAAGTAATGGTGTCCTTACAGTAACTCAAAGAGGAGTCGATGAAACTCAAGCACAATCATATGATACTAATGTTCCTGTTTATAAGTATGAGTTTAATGGACTCTCTATGAGAAGAATTAATAAGGTTCATAATTTTGCTGAAGTTGATAGTAACCATCCAATTGCTTTAAATTCTTACCATATTAAGATTGATCCTTCTGATACTGATTATAATAATGCTGGAATAGGATCAGATCGTACAAATGATTTGTATTTTACTCAAACTATACAAACAGGAGAACCTGGAACAGTAATTACAAATAATATTCAATTTGAAGCAATTACTCCAAAAGTTTCTTATGTTATTCCGGGAAAGACAAATCTTAATACTAGAGTTAGAACCTTTACTGGAACTAGTATTAGTGGTTCTGAAAATTCATTCACAGACATAGGATTTAATTCAATTCCTTTAAGTGGAACTTTCTATTTTGATTCTCCAAGACTTATTTGTTCCGATGTTAATGAACAGGAGTTCATCACAGAATCTCCAGGAGGTAAATCATTTACTATGGAATTCTTGATGAACTCAACAGATTCAAGAGTATCTCCAGTTATTGATCTAATCAATGTTAGTACCATTTTAACTTCTAATTTGGTTAATAGTCCTGTTGGCGTAAATGATGCTTCTGATTATGCAAATGAGGATTCTATTAGATCACTATATGATGATAAGCACGAGACGGTTTATATTTCAAAACCAGTGAGATTAAAAATTCCCGCAAACTCAATTAAAGTTCTCCTATCTGCAAGTCATACCAATACTAATGATGTTCGCGTTCTTTATAGAATTTTCAGAGAAGATTCTTCTGAATCTTCTCAAAATTATGAATTATTCCCGGGATACAAAAATTATCAAGTTGACGGACAAGGAATTAAGAGAGTAATTGATAATTCGCAAAATGATGGATCAGCAGATTCAAAAGTTGAATTTAATTCTGATGGATCTTTTAGAGATTATGAGTACTCTGTGGACGACCTTCCAGATTTCACCGCTTTCTCAATTAAGATTGTAATGGCTGGAGAAAATCAAGCAATTCCTCCTCTGGTCAGACAGTTAAGAGCAATTGCTACAGCAAAACCTAAGGTATAAAATTATGGACTATATTAAAGTAAAGGACAAAGATTATTTGCTTCGTGATACCTTTTCAAATGGAATTATTAGTAATGATGATCAAGGATATCAAGCATATGCCGAAAATTATAAAAGAGCATATAATGAATCAAAGAAAATTAAAAATCTTGAAAATGATGTGAATGATATTAAAAGTGATTTGAATGAAATTAAAAATTTATTGAGAGGTTTAGCAAATGGATCCTGATAAGATTTCTCTTGAAAGTATTTCAAAAATGTTTGAATATGAAAAACTTTCTAGAGATATAGATAGTATAGATGATGTTGAGACTTTGAGAACCCTAGCAAAGTCTCATATTAAATTATATCTTAGTCAACAAGAAGTCGTTGCAAGTCTTAAAATCTAATGGCCCAACCATCTACAAGACAAGAACTTATTGATTATTGCAAAAGAAAACTGGGAGCACCAGTTTTAGAAATTAATGTTGCGGATGAGCAAATTGAAGACCTGGTAGATGATGCAGTTCAGTTTTTTCAAGAAAGACATTTTGATGGAGTATATCCAACTTTTTACAAATACAAATTAACTCAAAATGACATAGATAGAGGAAGGGCAGGTCACTCTGGTGGAATAGAAAATGGTGTTGGTATAGCAAGCACTAGTGTAACAACAAATATTTCGGGAACTTCAGCAACTTTCAATTATTATGAAAATAGCAATTATCTTCAAGTTCCACCCAATGTAATTGGTATTAATAAAATTTTTACTTTTGATGGTGCAAACACTATAACTAACAATATGTTTAGTGTGAAATATCAATTATTTTTAAACGATGTTTATTATTGGGGTGCAGTTGAGTTATTAAGTTATGCAATGGTTAAAACTTACTTGGAAGACTTGGATTTTTTACTAAACACTCAGAAGCAAATAAGATTCAACAAAAGGCAAGATAGATTATATTTAGATATTGATTGGTCATCGGTTAGAGAAGGTGAGTTTATCATTATTGATTGTTACTCAACTTTAGATCCAAATGATTATTCAAGAGTTTGGAATGATTCTTTCTTAAAACCATACCTAACCTCATTAATTAAAAAACAGTGGGGTCAAAATATGATGAAATTTACTGGCGTTAAGCTCCCAGGTGGAGTCGAATTGAATGGAAGACAGATGTATGAAGATGCCCAAAGAGAAATTGATATTTTGATGGAAAAAATGTCGAATACATACGAACTTCCCCCATTTGATATGATTGGATAAGATATGTTAAACCCATTTTTTCAACAAGGCTCAAAATCGGAGCAAGGACTTATTCAAGATTTGATTAACGAACAACTTAGAATGTATGGAATTGACGTTCACTATATTCCAAGAAGTTTTATCACAGAAAAAACTGTCATTAGAGAAGTTATAGAATCAGAATTTAATAATGCATATCCAATAGAGGCTTACATAGACAACTATGAAGGATATGGTGATAATACGACTATTCTTTCAAAGTTTGGAATTCAATCTCTAAACGAGATTAATTTAATTATATCTAGAGAAAGATTTAAAAACTATATTTCGCCACTTATTCAAAACCAAACAAATATCAAATTATCATCAAGACCAAAAGAGGGTGATTTAATTTATTTTCCTCTTGGTAATAGATTATTTGAAATTAAATTTGTAGAGCACGAAAAACCATTTTATCAACTTCAAGGTCTTTATACATATCAACTTAAGTGCGAACTGTTTAGA